GAGGACGCCGAGGAGATCACTGCGCTGTTCTCCAGGCAGTCCGGCAAGAGCGAGACCGTCTGCAACGTGGTCGCCACCCTGATGGTGCTGCTGCCCCGGCTGGCGATCATCTTCCCCGAGGTGCTGGGCAAGTTCAAGGATGGCTTCTGGGTCGGGGTCTTCGCGCCCGTCGAGGGCCAGGCCGAGACGCTGTTCGGGCGCATCGTCGACCGGCTCACCTCAGACCGGGCAGTACAGCTTCTGTCCGACCCCGAGATCGACGACCGCCCCATCGGCCAGAGCCGGGCCATCCGGCTCAAGCGCTCGGGCAGTACGTGCTTGATGATGACGGCCAACCCGCGCGCCAAGATCGAGTCCAAGACGTTCCACCTGGCCGTCATCGACGAGGCCCAGGACTGCGACGACTACGTGGTGCGCAAGTCCATCCACCCCATGCTCGCGTCCACGGCGGGCACCATCGTCAAGACCGGCACCCCGACCACCCGCAAGGGCGACTTCTACAAGGCCATCCAGCTCAACAAGCGGCGCCAGTCCTCACGCGCGAAGCGCGCCAACCACTTCGAGGCCGACTGGAAGATCGTTGCCAAGTACCACCCCACCTACGGCAAGAGCGTGCGCAAGGACATGCAGCGCATGGGGGAGGACTCAGACGAGTTCCAGATGTCCTACTGCCTGCGCTGGCTGCTGGAGCGGGGCATGTTCACCACCTCGGCGATGATGGACGAGCTAGGTGACCGCTCCCAGCAGATCGTCAAGCAGTACTACCGCACCCCGGTTGTCGTCGGCATCGACCCGGCGCGCAAGCTCGACGCCACCGTGGTCACCGTGGTCTGGGTGGACTGGGACCGGCCGGATGAGTTCGGCTTCTTCCTGCACCGCGTGCTCAACTGGCTGGAGCTGCGCGGCGACGACTGGGAAGAGCAGTACTTCCAGATCGTGAACTTCCTGTCCAACTATGACGTTCTGGCCATCGGCGTGGACGCCGGGGGCGTCGGCGACGCGGTCGCCCAGCGGCTTGCTCTCCTGCTGCCGCGCGCTAACCTCTTTGCCGTGGGCAGCTCCCCGAGCGAGCAGAGCAAGCGCTGGAAGCACCTGATGGCGCTCATGCAGCGCGGCAAGGTCGGATGGCCTGCCCACGCCAAGACGCGATCGCTACGCACCTGGCGCCGGTTCGAGCAGCAGATGCTGGACGCGGAGAAGGTCTTCCAGGGCCCCAACATCCTGGTGAAGGCCCCCGAGGAGGCCGAGGCCCACGACGACTACGTCGACAGCCTCGCCATCGCCTGCAGCATGACGCTGGACCTCACCATGCCCGAGGTGCAGGTCTCCAGCAGCCCGTTCTACGAGCGCGCCCGATGAACCCCAACATCAGCTCGCGCCAGTTCGAGTTCCACAAGGCCGAGCCGCGCTCGATGTGGGGCGACGGTGCGCACACCCTGAACGCCATTGATGCGGTGGGACCGCACCGCAACCCCGAGCGCATCGGCTTCCTGCGCTGGAGCCACAAGACCGGCGAGATCTCCTCCATCGAGGTCTTCGGGGGCCACCAGCGCCAGGGCGTCGCTACCGGCCTCTGGAATGAAGCACACCGCATTGCGGGTGAGACCCGAGGGGTGAAGCCACCCCGTCACAGCCCGGACCGTACGGATGCCGGTGAGGCCTGGGCGCGCTCTCTCGGTGGCCGCTTGCCCCGCAGGGCATGACCAACCCGGCTAAGGTGCCCCCATGGCCTTATGGCTAGTGCCCACGAGCATGCTCTGCGACTTGTGCGCCGTGGTCTTCATCTTCGCCGCCCTGGTCAAGTCGATCCGCTTCCACCGCGCCGAGGAGCTGCGCAACCGGCCCGTCTGGGCCTATCGCAAGCTCGCACGCTTCCAGCTGCTGTTCATGGCCGGGCACGCCATGGTCATGACGGGGTCGATGCTGCTGCTGGCCAGTACGGAACCGGTGGTGGCGCGCCTGTTCGACGGCGCCGTGGCGTGCCTCATGCTGTGGGCGTTCTTCTTCGCCAACCACGTCCGTCAGTACTACCTGGCGCAGGCGCAGCGAGTGGAAGACATCCACGTGCGGTACTCGGGTAGCGGGGTTGCGCTCGCGGAGTACTGGGCCAACCACGGGCGCTGAGGGTGCAGTACCGGGCTCGAACCGGTGCCCACGGGATCACGACCCGTTGCTCTGCCACTGAGCTAACCGCACAGTAGCGGGAGCGTGATTCGAACACGCGACCTCTTGGTTATGAGCCAAGCGAGCTACCGAGCTGCTCTATCCCGCCTCTGTGATCGTACAGCTGGCCACGCTGGAGTCGAACCAGCAACCCATGCCTTAACAGGGCATTGCTCTGCCAATTGAGCTAGTGGCCAGCTCCCGGCGAGAGACTCGAACTCCCATAGCGTGGTCCAGGGCCACGCGACTTGCCGTTAGTCGAACCGGGAGTCGGCCTGGCAGGAGTCGAACCCGCGCCACGCGCCTCCGTAGGGCGCTGCTCTGTCCACTGAGCTACAGACCGTCCGTGGGCCCTGCTGGGCTCGAACCAGCGACATGCCGCTTAAGAGGCGGCAGCTCTACCAACTGAGCTAAGGACCCTACGTCCAGGTGGCTGGGCTCGAACCAGCGGTCTCCTGCTCCCAAGGCAGGCGGGATGCCTACTTCCCCACACCCGGCAGGTGTGCGGTGCCAGCTGGCTGGGGCGACAGGATTCGAACCTGCGCCACGCGGGTTTGGAAGCCGCTGCTCTGACCACTGAGCTACGCCCCACTAGAGGGGGCAGCAGCACTCAGCGACCGCTGGCACCGCTGCCGGGATTGCCCGGCTGCTGCCATCGTTGCGGTCGCTGTCGCTTGAGCACGTCCTGACAGTACCTCAGCGCCGACACGCCGTCATCCCCATTGCGTTGTGTCATCTGCTACGCGTACTGTGATGCCCACCGACCGGCACCAACTAGGAGGAACTATGTCCACCAACAGCGTTCTGGCTGTCCCCAATGGGGATGCCTGGCGTGGGCGGTATTGCCACTGGGATGGCAATCCGCAATCCAAGGTCCCGACCCTTCGGGCTCTCATCGAACGTGACGGCATCGACCAGGTGATCAAGGTGCTCACCGAAGAGCACCACGCCTGGTCAGTCCTACGGGCCAGCTACGGCGAGACGGACGAGGAGGACCGGGGCGAGGGCTACCAGGACGTCAAGGGCTATGGCTCGGCCTACGCCGACGAGGACCGGAACGACGACGTCTGGCACACCTCGGACGTCGTAGACGCCCCCTGGGCCTACGTGATCTACCCCAAGGTGCTCAGCGTCCTGTGGGGCGGCGAGGACAAGTGGCATCTGGTCGCCACCTTGCGTCACGACCTTCCAGTGACAGACGAGGACCTGATCCAGATCGAGTGCGGCGCGCAGTACGAGCGCTGCCCGCACTACGCCTGGGTGCACTTCCCCGAGGTTGACCGCGATTGCCACTACAGCACCTTGGAATGGTTGGCGTTCGACGCCAAGCCCGCGCTGGGCAATGCCACGCACGTCATCCTGGAGAACGGCAAGCGATTCGAGATCGGTGGTGGTGGTGGCATCTGCTTCGCTGACGGCACCTCGGCCTGGCGCGGCAACCCCGCTTTGGGCAAGCGCCCCATCTACTGGGCCTGCTACAGCCCTGGCGGTGGCGAGATCGTGGTGGGTCGGCGCACCAAGGCTGGGCTCAAGCTCAAGTACCCGATCGTGCTACCGCCCAACGCGGTGCGCGGCGAGGTCGTCGTTCCGGCTGGAGAGGTGATCGAGCACTAAGCACCTCCCCTGGGCTGCAGCAAAGGCGCCTCGCTCCCCGTTCAGGGGGGCGGGGCGTCTTGCTTTGTCCGACCATGATCACGTGGGACGCAACGCGCACTTCGCCAACGGGGCCTTCAAGGGCGTCCCGCTGCTCGCCGAGGCTGCGCGCGCATGGGCCTCTATACAGGGCCAGACGGGCCCTGACGACTACCGCAGCGTGGTGGCTAACCCAGTACTAAGCCAGCGCATCGCCGAGCAGTACGAGGCCGCTCCCGACTACCAGCACGCCGCCGTGCCGCACTTTGCGGCCATGCGCGAGGAGACCAACCGCCAGTTCGAGTTCCTGACCGGCGCGCGCCGACGCGGGGGGCTGGGCTTCGAGGTGAGCACCCAGGACCACGAGCCGTACGAGAACCCGGCGCAGATGATCGCCGACCTGAAGGAGAACCGCCTGAAGGTGCTGTCATCGCGCTCGACTGGGGGCCACCCGTTCTTCAGTGACGAGGACAACGACCGCTTCCGCGCGGTGCACGACGCCTTCGGCCATGCCGGTACCGGGCGCGGCTTTGACCGCCACGGTGAGGAGGCTGCCTTCCGCTCGCACGTCAGCATGTACAGCCCCAAGGCACGCCCGGCGGTGGCCACCGAGACGCGCGGGCAGAACGCCACGCTGAACTACGGCAGCAATCCCGGCATCTTCGCCCCGCAGAAGATCGTCACCCTGCCGGACGCCGGGAAGATCGTCCCGATTGGTCGGCGTTCTCAGGCTCGTGCAGCCATCCTGCAGGCTCGCCAGTTCCATGCACAGGCCTTCGGAGCGCCGCTGTAGGGTCCTGCCATGGCTGAAGCGCGCGTCACCCTGGACTTCCTGGCCGGGATGCTGGACCTTCCCGAGGGCGTGAGCATCCTGCACGTCGAGTCAGTCATGGAGGGCGACGAGACGTACGCCCAGCTACGCCTCGACGCGCCGGGGCACGGCCTCGTGGAGCGCGTGCAGCTGACCTACGCCGAGGATGAACTCGGCATGCCCGCGCTAGTGAGTATCGACCCCGTCTAGACGCTCGCGCACCTTCTCGACGTCGCCGTCGTCGCGCAGGTAGGTGGGCGGCCACTCACCAGCATCCACGTGCTGCAGGCCGTGCTTCCTCAGTTCGTATGAGGCCGCAGCGTGGTCGTTAGTCGACGTACCGGTCCAGCCGCAGCGGCACCCCGGCGTCAGGACGGAAGCTGGCACCCAGGCCATGTCGGCTGGGGGAGATCCTTCCGGTCGAGTGGTCGTGATCCAGAGTGGACCAGGCAAGACCAGCACCTCCTTCAGCGAGACGATCACAGGGCGTAAGCGCCAGCATCATGACATGCCGTCGCGTGCATCGTCTAACCGCGCAGCTCAGCGCATCAAGGCGACCCTCCAGGAGCCGACGCACTCGCACCCCTATCTCTCGGCCCTGCAGTTCGCGCACAGCGTGAACCGGGATGTGAACCCCGGCGCCAGCATGCACCTGCAGACCAACAAGCTGGTCCCGGCTGGCAAGCCCGGCTACATCGTCGGGGGTGAGAAGAACAAGCACGGCGAGAAGGTCGAGAGGGTCGACCATCCCGGCCAGATGGACGTGTTCGACGTACTGCACCAGCGGGACCGGCTGCGCGCTGAGGTCCACCCAGCGAAGGAAGGACACCTCATGGGTGGCTGGCGCGACAGTACGGTGCCGAACGCTCCGGTCGAGATCGATCTGTCGCACATCTACCAGAACCGCACCCGTGCCATGAACGTCGCGCGCTCGCGTGGCGAGAAGGCCATCTGGGACAACGAGAAGAGCCAGGAGATCAGACTGTGATCCCGACACCTCCGCACGAGCACCCACGCGGCGCACCCCACGAGTGGTACCTGGAGCATCTCGCCAGCGATCACTACGCCTACGTCGACCCGACCTTCAGCCGCGCCACGGTGATGGCCATCCACCGCCGCGCGCACGAGGACGACGACGCCCGCGCCGAGGCGCACAAGATCGCGCCCTTCAACGATCGGCGCCCACGCCAGCTTCAGCTCATCGAGCGGGTACGGCCTCTTCGTCAGGTTGACGAAGAAGAGGAGTAGTTCAGCCAGACGGCGGGAGCAAGATCATTCACGCTGGCGATAAGCGATCCTCCTAGCCTTTGTGAGGGCTCTTATGGCCAACCCGACCATCGCACCTGCGCCGATGTTCCCTGAGCGCGTCGGTGCGATCTACGAGCGCAAGATGGGCCCGAACGTGCCGGGCCAGCAGGGGCCACTGCGCTTCGAAGAGGGCGTGGCCACCGATACGGACGTCCCGAACGACTTCCAGGTCGGCATGGCACAGGGCTACGCCAGTGGTGTAAGGCCCAACCAGAACGCCAACGTCTACGAGAAGTGGCCCGAAGAGACCATGCGGGAGCGCGCCCACGTCGGCAGCGCGGCATGGGTCGAGGCTCCCACCTACCTCGCTGAGTTCGCCCACGGCTCGTACTCCGACGTGGCCGAGATCCGTTACGAGGAAGTCATTCGTGACGGCTCCCGCCAGTCCCGGCTCAACCCCGCCACCGTTCAGGACTAGCCACGACTGGGCGTCTGCCCATCCTTTGAGAGGTAACTGATGTCTGACGTCTCCCAGCCGAGCACGCTGATCCCGATCCAGACGACCGCCGCCATCGTGGCGGGCACCGTCCAGAACGAGGCCTTCGTGCTGCCCTTCAACGCCGAGCTGCTGAACGTGACCACCACGGGTACCACCGTGACCGTCACCTCGGCCTCGACCTTCGACGTGCTCTCCGGTGGCACCTCGCTGGCCGCGCCCGGCACCTCGGTCTATGGCGGCACGGTCGCCACTCTGGGCCAGGCCATCACCAGCACCTCGGCCACGGTCATCTACGTGTCCAAGTCGGTTGGTGCTCCCACCATCGTGCCGAACGCGGTCATCAAGATCGGCTCCGAGGAGATGCAGGTAACCGCAGTTGCCGGTGCGGCTGGCGCCGTCGGTGTCGGCGGCGGCACCGCTCAGGGTGGCGTCGGTGGGCAGCCCGCCATCACCCTCGACCCCAACCTGTACGCCCTGACCGTGACCCGTGGCTTCAACGCCAGCACCGCCGCTGTCGCCTCGATCAACGCCGCCGTCTCCACCGTCGGTCCGCGTGTGCTGGTCGGTTTGGCCACCAGTGGCACTCAGGTCGCCCAGCCATCCTCGCCGTTCATCAGCGCAGGCAGCCTGATCCAGACCAAGTGCCTTACCACCGGCACCGGCCTGGCGATCGTCTGCCACACGTTCCACTTCGCGAAGCGCTAAGCCCCTGTCAGGAGTCACAGCGGGTGTCGTTCATAGAGACGGCACCCGCTGTGTGCTGCTGCAGTCAATGGGTGACTGTTAGGGCGGTGCGCTGGTGAGCGTTGACTTCTCACCTCCCAGCTATCGGGCTGGGAACTCTGACCTAGCGATCTCCATCAGCCCGCTGGGGCTGGTCGAGCTAAGCGATGAAGAGTTCGAGGTCCACGGACCGCGCCTGAACCGCTACGCCCTCAACTGGGCGATGTACCTCGGCGCCCACTGGAGCTACCGACGCGAGGCTGGCGAGACCCAGCTGACGGTGAACTACTTCCGCGCCTTCACCGACTACATCCTCAACTTCTGCACCAACCGTGGGGTGTTCTTCCGGTCTCCCAAGGAGACCGAGGCCATCGTGCCCGATCTCCTCAAGCGCGTCTGGGAGATCGACAACGACAAGCATGCAGTACTGCAGGAGACCTTCCAGCAAGGCGGGGTATCGGGCGACGTCTTCATGAAGGTCGCCTACGAGGAGCCGTGGGTCGACCTCGCCGGGATGGCCCACGAAGGCCGCGTCCGGCTGCTGCCACTGAACCCGGCCTTCTGCTTCCCCGAGTGGCATCCCCACGACCGCAGCCGCCTGGTGCGCTTCAAGCTCAAGTACAAGTTCTGGGGCACCAGCCTGGAAGGCACCCGTCAGACCTACACCTACACCGAGATCCTCACTGACGACACCATCGAGGAGTACGTCAACGACGAGCAGATCGACATCCGCCCTAACCCGCTAGGCGCCATCCCCATCGCGCATTGCGTCAACCGGCTGGTGGCATCGAGTCCGTGGGGCCTGGCCGACTGCCACGACATCACCGACATCAACCGGCACTACAACGAAGTCGCCACCGACATCGCTGACATCATCAACTACCACGCGGCGCCGGTTACGGTCATCACGGGCGCGAAGGCCTCGCAGCTGGAGAAGGGCCCGAAGAAGGTCTGGGGCGGCCTGCCTGAGAAGGCGCAGGTCTTCAACCTGGAGCTGGGCGAGAACCTGCAGGGCCCGCTGGACTACCTCGACCGCATCAAGATGCACATGCACGAGCTGGTCGGCGTCCCCGAGACTGCGCTCGGCCAGGTGCAGCCGATCTCCAACACGTCAGGTGTGGCGCTTTCGATCCAGTTCCAGCCCACCATGAACGTCTGGGGCCAGAAGACCGCGCAGTACGGGCTGTTCTTCCAGAAGGTCAACGAGCTGGTCATGAAGACCCTCGTGCTCAAGGAGCCCCAGACCCTCGTCTGGGATCCAGACAATGACGTCGACCTCAAGCCAGGGCAGCTGCCCGAGCTGAACCCACTCGATCCCATCACCTACCAGACGACGACCTACTTCCCGCCGCCGCTGCCCATCGACAAGCTCATCGTGCTCAACGAGATCCAGCTGATGCTGCAGCTCGGGCTGGAGAGTCGCGAGGGCGCGTTGCGCGAGCTGGGCGAGGAGTTCCCCGAGGAGAAGCTGGCCGAGATCCGCGAGGAGCTGCGCAGCGATGCGCTCGCAGATGGTGCGCTGCAACTGCTGAAGTCCAGCATCGAAAGTGAGATCCTTCAGCTGACTGGGATGATGCCCCAGCCGGGCGAGCCATCGGTCATGCCGCCGGTCAACACCGAGCAGAGCGCTACCGGAACCAAGACGAACGTCCCCCAAATGCCTCAGCCCGTAGTGGATCTGCCCCAGATCCTTGAGGCACAGGGCGAGCAGGAGATCCGCACTCAGCTGGTCACCGAGGCCTACGGCACCAAGCTGGCGCAGCGGCGCTCGGCCAACCACGAAGACGACTGAGAGGTAACACCATGGCTTTCCTTGCAGCACTACCGGTCATCGACGAGCTGGCTGGCGTCGGCGGCGCTGCCGCTGCCGGTGGTGAAGCTGCTAGTGCTGGGGGACTTCTGTCCCGTGGCCTCGGCTTCGTCAAGAACCTCCTAGGCGGCGGCGGGGGGAGTCTGGCGCAGAAGGTCGGCACCTCGCTGACGGCGCACGACATCGCGAGCCACATCGAGGGTGGTGGTGGTGGCCAGGCGCCGCAGCGCCCACACTTCGGCACCCCTGGCTACGACGGTGTCCCGGCCAATCTGAGCAGCAACCAGTTCGGTGGCCTTTAAGGCAGACAACCTGCTTTACGACAGGTACTCAATAGGTAACAACACACACGGTCACATCGGGCTACGCGGCGCTGCCGCAATCGGACAACGACCCCGGACAAGCAAGAGGGATCCATGCCCGACGCACCGCCTGTCGATGCCCCTACGGTCGTAACCGCTGCCACTGCAGACGGCGTCTTCGTAGGAGTCGACCCACCGGCTACACCTGCGCCCAACACGGCGCAGCCCACTCAGGACAACCGCCGCTTCACTCTCGATGACCTGCAGAAGGCGCGAGAGCAGGAGAAGTCCAAGCTCTACGGGCAGATCGAGACTCTGACCAAGGGTCAAGAAGCCATGAACGACGAGCTGACGCGGCTCCGAGAAGAGCGCGAAGCGCGCCAGCAGGCCGAGCAGGCCAAGCGCGATGCCGCCGAAGCCGAGGCCCGCAAGCAGGCCGAGGACGAGATGGATGTCCGCGCGCTGCTCCAGGCCAAGGAGACCGAGTGGGAGCAGAAGTTCCTGCGAATGCAGGAGGATCAGCAGCGAGACCGCGCCCTCCTGGATCGCGAACGGCAGTACACCGAGCTGGTCGAGTACCGCAACCAGCGCGTGCAAGAGATGGCCGACGAGATCATCCCCGAGCTTCGTGACCTCGTCACCGGCAGTACCCCGCAAGAGATCGATGCCAGTTTGGCAGGACTTGCGGAACGCAGCAACAAGATCATCGAATCAGCGACCAGCGCAGCGCAAGCGGCGCGTCGCGATATGCGTGGCACGCAGGTAACTGCGCCAGCCATGGGACCACTCGAACAGTCATCGGGCCAGCCATCGAGCTTCACCGCTGCGGAGATCGCAGACATGGACCCAGCAACGTATGCCAAGCACCGGGCTTCCCTCCTGAACCTCGCCAGCGCTGCCAAGCGCGGCCTCATCGGCTAACCCCTCTTAGCCCTCAGAAAGGAACCCCGAGATGGCATCCGCCATTACCGGTACTGGCTTCCTGTCGTCTGCGCCTACGGCGTACGCGGGTGCCAACTCCAACCTGACCCAGGCGATCCAGACCATCTGGTCCAAGGAGATCCTGTTTCAGTCCATGCCCGTCCTGCGCTACGAGCAGTTCGCCGTCAAGAAGACCGAACTCGGTGTGCAGCCCGGACTGTCCATCAACTTCATGCGTTACAACAACCTCGGCGCTGCCTCGCAGCTGACTGAGGGCGTGCGCATGACCACGAATGCCCTTACCGCGTCGCAGTTCTCCATCACTGTGGCCGAGCAGGGCTACGCCATCGCGGTCAGCGAGCTGCTGCTGAACGCCTCCTTCGACGA